TCGGCCTTAGTGTTAAGTGAGGCAAGTTCTTTCTCTTTAAAGTCCATGGCAATGGCTTGCCTACATGTTGGACAATCGTTATTGTGTTGAAAGAAACCAATATCCTTGCGAAATTTGGATAGGTTGCTTTCAATTTGCGATTCAAGTTTTGTAATCTTCTTGACCTTAGCCTCTGTTTCAACTTTCTCATTGACGAGTATTTGTAACTGTTGAACTTCGTTAGAGAACACTTCAATCTGTTCTGCCAACGTGGATATGGTGTTCGCATTACTACTAATCTCACCTTCATATTCGTTTACCTTCTCATCATTATTTTGTTTTAGATCATCAATATGTTTTTTCTGTAAATCATATTTTTGTTGCTCTAAATCAATCTCATGTTTTTTATTTGTAGTTAAATCTTTAATGTTGGCCAATTTATCTTTAACTATACCATTCATGGTTGAGAAGATTTGTATGTCTAATAAATCTTCAATGATTGCTCGGCGATCAGTCGATGAGAGTTGCATGAATGGTGTGAATGATGCACTACCCAAAATTACAATTTGAGTAAAAGATTTATAATTTAATTTAATAATAAACCTTTCAAGATACTCTTGGTAATCTCTTGAGGCTGCGGCTTGATCTACCAGTTCACCATTACAATAGATTTCAAAAATATTAGGTTTAATACCACGAACAATCTTATATGATTTATTGTTAGTGTCAAACTCAACCTCAACCACGCAATCTTTATTATTAATAGAGTTTACTAGGTTTGGTTTATTAATATTTCTAAATGCTTTACCAAACAATGCAAAGCACAACGCATCAAGCATGGTTGATTTGCCTGATCCGTTTGCACCAACTACAAGTGTGTTTGTGTTATTGTTTAATTTTAGTTCTGTGAAGTGATTGCCAGTACTTAACAGATTTTTCCATCTAAGTGTACGAAATAAAATCATTCTGTGGTTTCAGTATTTAATGCCTCAATGTAAACTTCTTTCATAATTGATTTAAGTTTATTTGATTCTACATTCAGTTCAAGGCCATCAATATATTTGGACAAAATTGTCATGGTATCTTCTGCTTGATCAACAATATCTTGATCTTCAATTGAATTGGTATCACTAAAATCTTCTACAATACCAATATCACTTATACCAGATTTGTATAAGTTGTCGATTACATAGTCAAACAGAAAAGGATTTTGTTTGTTTAGTACTACAACTTTAACCATACAGTCTTTGTATTGGTCATAGTCAACTGCTTTCCAATGTTCAAAATCAGTTTCACCATCATCATAGTTGATCTTGTGAAACATCTTGTAAGTATTTTGAACAAACTTTAAATCACGAGTATCTGTATCAAAGATATGAAATCCTCTAGGATCATTATAGTCAGCCCAAGTAATTTCGCCTGGTGTTCCGACATAAGTGATGTTACCATCGGTAGATTTGTGGTGGAAATGTCCAGTTAGAACAAGATCATATCGTGAAAATAGTTTCCTGTCAATACCACCATGAGCAATATTGCCACGATCCATTTCAAACCCATCAATCTCAAAGTGCCCAAAACAAATCTGTGATTTACTATTCTCAATAAAATTTAAAACTTCTTTTTCATTGTCATCACAAATCCAAGGCACAATATCAATTGGTATGCCATCAAAAGGTAAAGTGGCAACTTTGTCCCATACAGTTACATTATCATAGTCATTTAATAAAAGAGTTGATGAATTAACCTCTAGAGTATTCTTGTATGAAACATCGTGGTTTCCTAAAAGTGTGTGTAGTGTAATGCCTTCTTCTTTGCACTTATCAAAAAAGTATTTACGGCACAGATATAAAGAATTAAAGTTAATAAATTTTCGGCGATCAAATAGATCACCGAGTTGAAAGATAAAGGTGATATTGTTTTCTTTTAGATACGGGAAGAAAATATTCTCATAGAATTTCCTATAATAATTATGGAATTCTAACGAATCTCCTCTCATGCCAAAGTGCGTATCACCCAAAATACATAATTTCATTTACTATAATCCTATTAATATAATCACACTATACATTATACAACAACCAATGTCAAGCAATTTAAGGTAATTGTTTTTCTATTCCAAGTTCTTCTAAAATAGATTCTGGATCTTCTTTACCTTTAGATTTCTTTTTCTTTTTGTTTTCTTCAAAAGTATGAATGAACTCAGAAATGTTATCATACAATTCAAATTGTCGAACATTACCATTTTCATCTTCATACATTTCACCTTCATCTAACAAACCAAATTGTTCGGTAGCTTTATACTTTACATACAATTGTTTCTTTTCTTTCATAATACGGCGAAGAAATGCATAGTAAATGATTTGTGTAAAGTATGCAAAAGGATTTTTGGACTTATCAGGATCAAAATTGCGGAAATACATCAGACAGTTTTCAATGCCATCTGAAATCATTTCATCTCGGAAAGAATATGATATAAAATTAGGTTTGCGTGACAGATGGTCAGCAATCTTCAAGAAACATTCACCAATATAATTTGGTATGGATGGTTCAGGTTTATTTTCTTTCTTTGCCTTTTCACAATTTTCTCTGTAAGCTATTAAAGCCTGTAGAAAATCTGCGTTGTTTACATAATGTTTTGTTTTTTTATCACTCATATTTACCTTCTTTTTGCTTGACTTAGGGCTTGACAACTGTTATTATCTCGGTGTTCCGTTTGAAAATTAATGTAATTTAATATTCTTTTTAGTTCCATGTAATTCAAGTATCTCTTTAATTTCATCTTCTTCATTATCTAATAGTTCATCATCATATACATCACCTTCAGAATCATCTTCTAAAAACTGTCTTAGTGTTTCTTCTTCTTCTTTTTTAAATTTTTCCAAACTATCTACCAATTTAGAATAATAGTTTTTAACCATTAACTTAGGTTCAACAGTAGTTAAAATATCAGAGGTATAAATTGTTGCCGTATTATCTTCAATCAATTCAGCTGGAAGCCAAGGTGAAATAAGTAAAATGGATCCATTTTTAATTCTTTTATATATTACAGTCATAGGATCTTTTAACATTACCATTTTTGTTTCTAAATCTTCATGACATGTACAGATAATATCTTCACCACTTTGTAATCTTATTAGTTTAATTTCATGCATTTTTTAGCTCTATGTTATAAAACTTGTAGTTAAATTTTTCATCATCATATATTTTAACACGTTCTATGAAATGTTTCAAGGTATAATTAGCATGTTTGCCTATTCTAAAGTCGTCTGCAATATCGAACAATGTAGCTTCAGTTTTGTTATCACCTATTCTTAATCCTCTACCTATCGATTGAAGGTTACGGACTCTTGACTTAGAGGGAGATGCAAAAATGATATTATGCAAATTACGGATGTTAACACCAGTACTGAAAGTGCCGTAACTAGCAACAATAATTGCATCGTTTTGTTTCTCTGTAATTGATCGTATAGATTCCCTAATTTCAACATCGGTACCACCATATACGAAAAATACATGCCTTTTACCTGCAACATCTTTGATACTATTGTATAAATCTTTTCCATGTTTTTCCACTAATTGAAATAATATTAAAGTATTACCCTCTAAAGAGAGTGTTAAATTTTTAATAAAATCGTTTCTTGCTTTGTTTAATACAATATATTCTTTTTCAGTATTGTAATCCCATTGTCTAGACATTTTACAAATGTGTTCAGGGTATTTAAGTATTAAACATTTAATTTTAAAATCTGCTAATTGTTTGTTATCAATTAACTGTTTAGTTGTTGTCGCTTGATATACTGGTCCAAATAAACCTTCAAGTACCAATTTGTGTGTCTGTGTTCCATCTAACGTGCCTGTACAACCAATTCTATATGAAGCATTGGTTAGACCTGTCATAATTGTGGTAAGTGATTTGGCTTTGTACAGGTGAGATTCATCACCCAAAACAAAATCAAATTGTTCAAAGTATTCTTTTGGATATTTATAGATTGATTGCCATGTTACTATGGTTAATAACTTGTCTGTTGATTTTTCTTTACCTGCATATTGTCGATGCACATTTGATTCAGCATCATAACCATATGATACAAAATCTGAATACATTTGTTCTACCAAAGAGGTGGTTGGAACAATTAATAGACCTTTTTTAAAGTCAGCTTCTTGCAGATAACGGAGTATAATATAGAGTATAAGTGATTTACCTGAACCCGTAGGTGATAAAATCATTATGCGCTTATTTCTTACCGCATGTACAAAAGATTGTAATTGGTAATCACGCACCTCAATTGATTCTGGTAAGTTTAATGTTTTAATAAACTCTACAGCTTCAATCAATGAAAAGTTTTCCGTTATAGAAACTTTATCATCAACAGTTACAGAATAATTTCTTTCCTTACAAAATTTTTTAATGTAAGGAACTAAACCTCGATAAATTGTAAAGGTACGCAAATCCGCTAAACGTATTTTGCCGTCCCAAAATTTAGATTTAAAAGCCGGAGAAAATTGATGGCCCGGAACATAGAAAGTAAAGTAATCTGAAAGTTCTTGTGCTAAACTTTTTTCACATTCAAATTTAACATATACTTCATCTAGTTCATGTATTAGTAGATTAGACACCTTGAATAAATTTTTCCCAGTCAATAAATGATTTTAGTTCCCAAGCACGATTGTTTAACTCTTTCAATATGCTGGTACATACATCAACCATTTCTTCATTAATAAGTTTTGTTGCTAACAAACGATTAATATCTTCGTCTGCTTCCATATATGTAGACAACTCGGCTTTGATGACATATGGAAAAGGTTCCCATCCACGCTTCTTTAGTTCATCATCATCTAATTTGCCTGTATAATATTCCCACTTTAATTTTTTCATTTTGTTATATTTAAACTCTGCTTCTTTAACAAGCAAACGATGCTTAGAAAGAATGTTTAAATATTTACTATGAAGTTTAGGAATTTCCAGTAAAGCTTTACCTGGTTCGGTGCGATCTATATCCGCATCTTTAGTCCACATACTCAACAATTCATCAAGTTTTTCCATAAAAAATCTCCTTACAGGAGATTATACACTATTTAAAATAATTTGTCAACATTATAATAGGCAAATCTGAAAGATGCATCGGCAGTTAAAACGGTTTCTGGACTATCACCAGTAGATACCACAAAAGAAGATAGACTTACAGGAAATAAATCTACAAATTTAAAATTATAATATGGTTTATTTGAAGATGATAGTAGTGTCAATGTACCATCTGAAAATTGTGGAGTATTTGTTTGTTTATATCGAGTAAAATTGTTTAAATTGGCTAAATTTTCATACTCTGCAAAATCAGTAGGAAATGTCATAGCACGAAGCCAATCGTGTATTTCTAACCATGCTTTAAGTTCTTCATCAATATAAAAAGTAACATTCATTATGTCATATATCAATTTTTCACCAGGAGAATATAGGTCTACAAATGGATTGTTTCTAGGTATCTCACCAGTAGATATTCCAGGTACACTTACTGACTGACAAAAATATTGTACATTAGGTACCCTTCCAAAGTTTAAAATAAACTTATTTGGATGTAGAAAATTAGGGTTAGATGGAGTTCTTGTAAGTGCTGTCATAGTGGTTTATTTAGGCGTAAAAAAAGAGGCACCTTGCGATGCCTCTTTCGAACAGTCCTTTTTTATTATTGTTATTATAGGACTTTTTTTGATTACATTAAGTTTGCAATCTTAAACGCACGGTAGTACAAGTTGGACTTAGCGTTGATTACGCCTAGACCTTGTGTAGCACCTTCTGCGAATGGATTGGCAACTAGACCATAACGAGTCTTGAAACCAATCTTTGGTTGGAAGTTGTTTGTGTCAACTGCACGAACCATTTGCAAAGGAACATATGGGCAATAGAACAAACCAGCGTCATATGCATTAGAACCTTTGTAACCCATTACAGCAAACTCAGATGTGGAGTTAGCAGCGAAATATGGGTCAATGTAAACCTTGATACGACCAAACAATGTACCAGCAAATGTATTGCCTGTATCATCAACAGTCAGGCTAATTTGACTATTCAAAGCGGATTGATAGTCTAATAGACCAGCCATTGCGAGGGCAGATGCAACGTCTGAAGAACAGATCATTACGTTACCTTTACCACGGCGAGTTGTCTTAGCAATAACGTTTGCTTCACGCTCTAATTGGAATGCCAAACCTTTGATCTTTTCAACCATCCAACGACCGTTTGAATCTGTATCCAAGTCAAAAGTACCTTGAGTTGTCGTACCAACTTGAGCACCAACTTTAGCGGAAGTATAGATTGTACGGATAACTTCACGGTTGATCTCAGCAAGAATCTCTGTGGAGAGAATGTTTGCCAATTCAGTTTCAGCGTCAAGACCATGAACAGCTTTCAAGTCTTGTGCGAGTTCCAT